ACCCTCACTAAAGTTGTTATAATTAAATGTATCTCTAAATCTACTCTTAACCGTTTCATTAAACTCTTCATCTAAATTAAATGAGATATAAAAGTCCATAGATTGTAGATACTTGTTAATAAGTTGGTTCATAATAGGTACATACTTACGAATTATATTTGCCTTAGCACCTTTGTCGTTAAGTATTTCTCTTAATATATCAACATATTCTTTTTCTTCTTGTACATCTGTTAAGTGTGCGTCTGCCACACCAAGGTCTGCTGACATTTTAGCTAGTTCAAGTTCTATCTTTTCAATGTCACCATCTTTTTGACTAGCTGTAGAAATCTCTAGCTGAATTTGGTCGCTGTGTTTTTTCAATGCTGATAGACTGCCGTTTATCTTTGCTATCTCCACATTCATTTCGGATATCTTGTTTGACATCTGGCTGAATTGTGTCATCTTCTCTTCGTGTATATTGAGTTCTCCTACGAGCTGCTTGAGACCTGATTCTAGCTTGGTAATTGTTGAAGTTTCGTGATTGCATTTTTCTTCCTTAAAGTTTTCGTCTATTGATTGTGTACACACCGGACATGTGTCATTATCTTTAAAAAAATCTAGTGTCTTTTTATGTGTAGATATATTTTGTTCTATCTTAGTTTCAAACTTCTCTAGGTCTTTAACCTTTTTAGCCACTACATCTTGGCCATTTAATGCATTTTGACTAACGGCTATGTCTTCATTTAGTTTTTGTAATTTTTGTTCATATTTTACTCTATTTTCATCATTTTGTACTATCTTATTTTGTTGTACCGTCAGGTTGTCGCTACCTTTGGTTTCCAGAGTAGTTAAGTATTTTGCTTCAGTTTCATACTTGGTCTTTATTAACTCGCATTGGTGCCTCACCTCCGTTAACTTTTTTTGTAAATCACTCTGTTGAGAACGCAAAATCAAATCCATTAGGCCAAAAACTCTAATATCAAGTATCTCTTCTACAACTTCTCGTCTGTATCTTGGTTTCATCTTCATAAACGGTTCGTATGAGGAAGAACCTAATAAAACCACCTGAATAAATGACCTGTAATTCAGTTTCATTATGTTTGTTTCTAGGTACTTTTGATAATCTACATTGTTGGCGTCTTGATTAATAAGTTTGCCATTACAATATATCTCAAATAGATTTGGTTTTATACCTCTTCGTATAATATAGTTCTTCGTACCAACATCAAACTCAACTTCTACAATACAATCACCATTGTTAATGGTATTTACCATTTGTTCTTTTTTAATAATTCTGAATGGTCTGTTGAATAGTACAAAACATAATGCGTCTAGTAAGGTTGACTTACCTGTGCCATTTGTACCTACGATTAAAGTAGTTTGTGATATACTTAAATCTATTTCTATTGGCTGATTACCTGTTGATAAAAAGTTCTTATATGATATTCTTTTAAATAGTATCATTCACTAGCTTCCATGTACAGTTCTTTGGCAAACTGTTTTAATTTTTGTTTATCTAATTTTATATCTGTCTGGTCGATATAATTACCTAAAAAGGTAAGTGTGTCTTCACCTTGTTCTAATATATCTTCTCGTACTGAGGCGCCTATATCCGTAGGGTCTTCAATCACATCAATAGCATGTATGTTGATAGAATTATATAGTCTGTCCATCAACCTTTCAAACATATCATTGTCTGACCTATTTGATACAAACAATTTAACAAAACACTTATCGAATTGATTAATGTCAATCTCATCATAGTTTGTTTCTTTATCATTATAGATAATCTTTTTAAACATTCTATTAGGATTTTCTATTCTTGTTAGTTCTCTAGTTTCAGTATCGAATACATGAAACCCTTTAGGACACTCATAGTCTGACCATGTCATTTCGTATTGTGTACCAAGATAGTATATGTGACTATCATCTGATTTCTTATGAAAATGACCAGACATAACTTTTTCAAATCTTTTAAATATAGATTTTTCTAAACCATGGTCATTGAAATGGCCATTATGCATTTCAAAACCTTTAACTTCTAAATGACCCATAGCAATAGTAGCTTGTGTGCTTTCTATTGTCTTAATACTTTCTGCTTCATTGTCATCACAAATCCAAGGTATAAACAATATTGGTAGACCATCAAACTCAACTGTTGTTGATAGTGTATATACTTTGGCGTCTTTTGATATATCAAGATTCTGCATGGCATTTACTTCATTTGTGTTCTTGTAGTAAGTGTCATGGTTACCAATAATAATATGTGTATCAATGCCTTGCTCATCTAGTCTATTCCAGAATACTTTTTTAAAGTTGTGAGCTGTGTTATGATTGATAAATTTTCTTCTATCTACCACATCACCTAGGTGTATCAATGTTTTGATATCATATTGTTGCAAATATGGAAAAAACAACTCATTATAAAATTTGTTTTGAAATTCAATAAATGCTGGCGAATCATTACGACACCCAAAGTGAGTGTCATTCAGTAGGGCTATCTTCATTTCTTTTTAGATTTCTTCTTAGTTTCTGCTTTATGTTTTTCTTTTTTAGTAGGTTCTTCCTGTACCATATTCTTTTGTAGGAATTCTGTAAACTGATTTTTAAATTCTCTTTCTTCACCAGGCTGTAAAGCCATATCATCATAATTCGCTTCTTGAATCATTCTCTGTTTGATAGTTACCTGTTTTTTCTCTTTCTGTATTCTTCTTATAAATGCATAATAGATTATTTGTGTGAAGTAAGCAAACGGATTGTTTGACTTTTCTGGATTAAAGTTGTTTAAATATTGTAAACAGTTTTCTATACCATCACTAATCATATCATCTCTATAGGTGTAGTTGATAAAATTAGGTCTGTATGATAGGTGATTCGCTATTTTTAAAAAACATTCACCAACATAATCTGGTACTCTAGGATTCTTTTTACCTGCTTTTTTTGCTTTGTCAACAGTCTTTTTATACTCGACCATAGCGGCCAAGAATTCTTTGTTGTTAACATAGTGTTCTGCTTTTGCTTTTGATTTTGCCATAATATCCTCAATTTCTATATATAATACTCTAAGTTGATTAAATTGTCAAGCTTAGTTTGTTTTTAATCCACGGTTGCCAATATTTTTTTTATGCGTATAATAACGGTGTCCGTTTTCAGAAACACCTTTAAGTACCTAGTGTATTGTTGGTTCATCTTCATCATCATCAAATTCTCTAAAGATTTCATTTAGTTTATTATTCTCTTCGGGGGAGAATTCTTTTTTATGATAGTTCTCATCTCTCTTAGGTTTATCTAAGTTATCATAGTTTTTAATTATTTCACCATAACTACCACTCATCTCTAAGGAGGCGTTGGTAATTGTCATAATTTTATCTTTAGGAATAGTAACAACTTTATCCATTGTATAATTTGTCCAACGAATCAAAGCAATGTAATCTCTAAACCCCATTGGTGTCATCTGAGGAACATATTTAATTTGTAATGGTTTGTCAAGTCTGATTAAAGGACCATTGTCTGGTAACTGTTTGTCACCAGTAGGTAGAACGGTAACAATGTCATCACCGTTAACTAATTTTATTATTTTAACTGTTGTTTTCATTGTTCAATTCTATGTTGTGTATTTCATAATCAAAATCTTCTTCACTATAGATATTTATCCTTTCTCTAAAGTGATTGAGTGTGTAGTTCTCTTTCTCATTATATGTCAAGTCATCTGCAATATCATATAGTGTAGCAGAACCATTATTATCTTTTAATCTTAATCCACGACCAATTGATTGTAAATTTCTTATTCGTGATTTACTAGGAGAAGAAAAGATAATGTTGTGTAAGTTACGAATATTAATACCGGTACTAAAGGTTCCGTAGCTTGCCACGATAATAGCATTGTCAGCCTTTTCTGTAAGTTCTCTAATCTTTTCCCTTTCATCTGTATCTACTCCTCCGTGAACATAAAAAACCTGTTTATCAGGTGCCTTTAATTTTATATCTTCATATAATTGTTTACCATGTTTTTCTACATACTGAAACAAACATAATGTATTACCATTTAGACCAGCGGCCAAGTTTCGTATAAATTTATTTCTTTTATCAGATTGTACTATGTAATCCATTTCTTCTTGGTAACTCATACCACTAGCATGTTTACACTCAATCGCACCATGTTTTAATATAAGGCAGAAAATTTTTAAGTCTGCTAACTGTTTCTTTTCTTGTAGTTCTACTGTAGAAACCACCTTGTTGACTGTACCAAAAAGTCCTTCTAACACCAACTTGTGTGTTTGTGTACCATCTAAAGTACCTGTTAGTCCTACTCTATATG